TGAACGGCGAAACAAAAAGATATCAGAAGCCAGAATCGGCATGTAATCGAGCTGTTATACAATGCAGTGCAGATGGAAAATTTATTGCAAGATATAAAAGCGTGGCTGAAGCTGCTTTGAAGACTGGTGCGAATAGGACAACAATTTCAGGTGTTTTGTCCAATACGTATAAATTAGCTAGGGGATATATTTTTGTTTATGAAGAAAACTATCCAATAAAAGACTTGAATTTATACAGGCAAGGGCAAAAGGGAATAAAGGTTTCCCAGATAGATATAGAAAGTGGCAAGGTTTTGAATACATTTAAAAATGTTGCAGAGGCAGGTAGGGCGCTTGGAGTAAATCACAAGCCCATATATAAAGTAATTAACAAGCCGGACAGAACTGCATATGGTTTTAAATGGATAAGTCAATAAGTTAATACCGAGATAAGACTATATAGTAAAGGATATAGTACATTGTAGAGCGTAGGGATTGAACCTATGCTCTTTTTATTTGAAAAGAGTATAGAATAAAATATCCCCAAGAGTAACCGACAGCCCATAGGGCTGAATATGTACGCCGACCTTATAGGAAACTATAAGAAGCAGAGGATAAAAAGCCTTTGCGATAACATTATGTGACATGGGCGAATCAGACCAGAATTCTGGCACAGCAATTTGAAGAACTTGGATCAGTAGTCGGTGGAACTCTCATCAGCGCATTTAAGCCGCTTATTACTATGCTGAACAGCGTGATGGAAAAAGTGATCCAGTTCGCTAAGACGGTAGCGAATGCGCTTGGCGCAATTTTTGGATGGACCATTGAAATCGACTCAGGCGGAATTGCAAATGATTTTGAGAACGCTGGAGCCGGAGCGGATGAGATGGCGGACGGAACTGGTGATGCTGCCGACAATGCGAAGAAACTCAGCAAGTATATTGCGGGCTGGCAAGAAGTCAACGATATGACTACTGATGACTCAAAGAAAAAGGGTAGCGGTGGAGCCGGTGGAATTGATACTGGGGCGTTAGAGGCTGCCAGAGCGCAACTGGTTCAGATGGATTCCATCTTCGATCAGTACAGAAGTAATATTGATTCCCTCCAAGGTCTCGGCCAGTATATCGGCGTGACACTTGCAAGCGCCATGAATGATATCAACTGGGATGCGATCTATGAGAAAGCACGAGGGTTCGGCACCGGGCTGGCTCAGTTCCTCAACGGTCTGATTTCCCCTAACCTGTTCGGAGCTGTCGGTGAGACAATTGCCAGCGCACTGAATACAGCGGTATATGCCGCACTTGCATTTGGAACCACGTTTGATTGGACGAACTTCGGTGAGTCTATTGCAGCCGGTGTGAACCGATTCTTTTCAACCTTCGATTTTGCAAGTCTCGCACAGACATTAAATGTTTGGGCGAAGGGAATTCTGGATACGGCGATCACGGCAATCGATAACATTGATTGGACACAGATCGGTACAGACATTGGAACATTTCTGGCGGAACTGGACTTTGAAGAAATCGGTCATAAGGTTGGAGAACTGCTTTGGAAAGCTATTGACGCAGGAATCGAAGCACTGAAAAGTTCTTTTGATGCGGCACCAGTTGAGACGGTTATATTCACCGCAATTGGATTATTACAATTTACTGGAATCGGGAATTTGGTTGCAAAAAAGATTTCCAAATCAATTAACGATAAAACCAAAGATATGGGAACTGCTATATCCGGAGCGTTTTCTGGAATTGCATCAACAATTGTTGGAAACGTTAAGTATGCAGTTGGTGGTTTGTCTGCCGTATTAAAGAATGTAACGCAGAATTCAATGACGCTTGGCGATGCACTTGCAACACAGTTTGGCACATTTGCAACGGTGATATTAGGCGTTGGAGCTACGATTGCCGGGGTCGCTGTCGCCGTGAAGAATTTTGTAGATATGTGGACGAACGGATTCTCCGCTGTAAATGAAATTCTGATGGTATTAGGTGTTGCGTTAGCCGGAGTTGGCGCGGTTATCTTAGGCGCACCGGCGCTCGTTGCCGCAGCGGTCGCAGGAATTGTGGCGGCGATAGGAACTGTTGCAGTGTTGGTTCATGATAACTGGGATTCTATCGTGGAGTTTTTCCAATCCATTCCAGATAAGCTGAGTAGTGTATGGGATTCAATAACATCTACAGCAGAGCAGGCCTGGAATTCATTTGTATCTTATGCACAGAGCGTACCAGACAAAATTGGAGAAACAGTAAACAACATTGTTACATGGTTCTCAGAACTGCCGGGTAAAATTGGATACGCATTAGGATATGCACTTGGTACGATAACGAAATGGGCGATAAATGTTGCTGTTTATCTTGCTCAGAAAATCCCGGAAACTATCAATAGCGTAGTAACTTGGTTTTCTGAAATGCCGACAAAGATTCTCAATGCAATAACTACCTTTATTTCTATGGTAGGGCAATGGGGATCTAACACGCTCAGTGCATTTAATAAAGCTGTGGATACAACGGTATCTAATGTTGTAAAGTGGTTTTCTGCACTTCCAGGAAAAGCATATGATGAAATCATAAAAATCAAAGATAAGATCACACAGTGGGGAACGCAGACCATTTCGTTCTTTGAAAATACAGTTCCGACTATTATCTCTAACGTGGTTGGATTCTTCGGAAAGCTTCCGGAAGAGATAAAAGGCGTAGGCGAGAACGTTATTAAAGGACTGTGGGAAGGAATGAACAACATGGTCAGCTGGATCGGCGATAAGATTTCTGGTTTTGTAAATGGCGTTATAGATGGATTCAAAAAAGGGTTTGATGAGCATTCCCCGTCTAAGGTGGCGTTTCAGATCGGTGATTACTTCACAATCGGCCTTGGAAATGGTATCGTAGATAAATTCGGTGACATCTATGATGATATCGACCAGTTTACCAGCCGGATCGCCGCAACACAGATCAGCATTCCGAAACTCGATTATTCTGTTCCAACCGTGGATTATCAGCCGGATTACAGCAGTTTATCAGAGGCAGCCGGAGTCATGAGATTTGAGTTGGATGCTAGTATGGCGGAGAACGAATATCAGCAGAAACAGCAGCTCGATGTTCTGGAACGGATCATCACGGCCATCAATAATAAGGAACTTAAGATTGGAGATGATGCTGTTTTTAATGCGACGCGTCGCGGGCAGCAGAAATTCCAGCAACGGACCTTCCGTACCGGTTGGGCTGGCGTTGACTAATGTCACCAAATGTCTCAGAACGTCAGCTATAAAGTAGGGAAGGAACATGTTATAATAAACTCGTAGAAATTGTGAAAGCCATCGGAGTAATCATCCGGTGGCTTTTTTCGTGAATACTTTGAGGAATGTAGAATGTATGGATTTGAAGGATGGCTATTAAAAATCAACGGTACTATCCTGCCGAACAAATTCATCCATGCCGGGACATATAAAATCACGCCGGATCAGGAAACGGACCTCGATGATTATACGGACGGAAATGGCCGGTTCAACAGAAATGTGCTGCCAGCAAAAGCGACAAAGATAGAGTTTGACGTGAAGCCGCTCAGACTTGCGCAGATGCAGGAG